ATTTGAATATAACCAGGTCTTGGGGAATCAGCAACATATCTACCAGTAAAACTTTTAACATCTCCGTTTAACATTCTAAAGAACGCCCTAACAGCGCCACCCATCCAAGCAAATCTTCCTTTTAAATCACGAAGTTGTTTAGCAGCACGAGCGCGACGAGCTGCAGTAGAGTTTCCGTCACCAATTGCAGCAAGCAATGCTTCTTGAGAGACAAGACCTTGAGGTAAATTAGTCAAACGAGTAATAGCGTATTTGTATTCAACAGAATCACAAGGATTGATAATTGCACTAGCAATTAACGGCTTTGCTTCTTCAACTATATTAAAATCTGCTGTAATCCATCTTGCTTTTTGCGTTAAATAGTCTTGTAAAGAATAATTATGGCTTGCTGTGGATTTTGGATGACCTATAGGAAGTAAATCAGTATTTTTTGCATTACTAAAAGAGGTTTTGTTCTTCTGTGAAAGGGTAATAAAGTCTGATAAGTCTCTTAGAGCCTTAAAGTCTCTTTCTTTATTAGGCAAGCCAATGGTTTTTTCTAAAGATCTTTGAACAACAGTTAAAGCATCTAGTTTAGTGACTTGACGCTCTACAGGAACATCATTATTTGAAAGACTAACAATCTCAAAAACTCTATCTCTTAAATACTGAGCCTTTATTTTTTCTTTTGAAATGTTTTTGTTCATTAAAAGTCACCACCAAGTTTTCTAGGTAGCAAATCTGCATCTCTACTCTCATAACCAAGTGTTGAAAGTTCTGCAGCCCTATCAAAAGGGTTTTCTCCATCTTTAACGGCTCTTAACCAAGAGGCGCGAAGGGGAGTAGTCGCTTCATAACCCATCTGGGAGTACTCTGCCATAGCAAGTATTGCTTCCTCTGGTGTTTCATAATAACTCTGGTCTTTTAATTCTACAGTTAATTCTCTATCTATATAAATCTCTTCAACTAAATCTGGAAGTTCTTTTCTTTCTTCCATATAGTTTTTAATTGCGTCTTGATTAATTAAATTGTCTGGAATAACAGCAAGACGACACTTACCTAAATCTTCAATCTCAAGTGCAACTATTTGACATACGTCGCCCTCTTCGGTTTCCTGATAAAAAACACAGTGGGCACAGATAACTCCAATTTTTGCATCTTCATTTTCTGCAGCAGGAGTGTAACCAGCCCAAACACCAACACCATCTTCATTAAATTTTCCGTGCTTTTCAACGACAGATAAAATTGCGTTAGCCAAATCTTGTTCTTCTGGAACTAAAGCAGATGCAGTTAAAGAAGAGTTAGATTTTTTAGTGGATCGAGGATGAGACGATGGAAGTAAATCATTATCTGCTACATAAGCAGAGTTGGAAGGCTTTCCAGATTTTAAAAGTTTTAGAAACGCATTAACTCTGGCAAATGCCCAACCATTTCTAGACATACCTGGTCTGTGTGAAACAGAGTAAGCTCCAGCACCACGACGGAAAACGGCTTTTAAAGTTCCCAGAGTAGTTTTACGACCTTTTGGAACCGTTTCATTGTGTTTAGAAACTTTTTCTTTTAAAGTTTTTTCTACAGACTTAGAGAAAACAACTTTACGAGCAGACTTTGAACTAGAAGCAGATCCTTTTTTATTTACTTTAGAACCTTTAATTCTGTCTTTTTTAGGGGCAGGAGTTTGAGAGATAGTGCGTTTTGCAGCAGCAGTAATTGGTCCGCCACCAACCCAAGCGCGACATGTTCTAGCAGAAGCACATTTAAAATCAAATGCTTCGCAGTAACCTAACTCACCTGCTTCATCAATTGCGTCAAAAGTATCTGAGTCGCCAGTTAAACCAGACTGAATGCAGTCTTTCATTGATGGAGAAATATTAAATACAGCGCAATTACCACAACGCTGTTGTTTTGCTGTTTCAGTATCCACAGACCACTCGTCTGCAAGTGTTTGCCAATACTCTTCGTTTGGTTCTGCAGGATTTAGCGGACCATACATTGCTGTGTCTATAGCATTTTTACGATTTTTAAGATTAAGACCAATGTCTTGAGTGGGGGCAGGACAAGAAGTCTCTTCAGTTTTAACAGGTTGCTCTTGCAACTCTTGTAAAATTTTTGTAGAAGAAGTGTCAGGTGAATCAGGAGACATTATCTTTCTTGACCTTCTACTGGAGCTTCAGTATTTTCTGGACTTAATGCGTCTTGAACTTCTGAAGGCAAAGATTCATCAGGCTTACTTGTTTCTTCAACAGGTGTGGTGCTCTCATTTGCAACATTTTGTTGATCTAAAACTTGTTGAACCTCTGGAGGTATTGGAGCAACAGAAGATGCTTGCTGCGCACCGCGAATACTTTCCATAACTTCAGGGGCAACTGCTCCAAGCATCGCCTCTGTTAATTCTGGAGTGACAGATCCCTTTTCAACCATCATTCGAATTGCAATCTCATTTGGTGAAGGTGCATCAGCGGCAGAGAACCCGTGAGCACGACGCCAAGTGTCATAAGAAACGGCACCGCGATCAAAACCTGCGTCAGCATCTGTTGCACGGTCATTACGAGTTGCAATTGCTGATGGGTCGTACCAAACAACCATCTTCTTAACTTCTGCTTCAGGATAACCCTGAGCAATTAAATATGGTCTTAGGTAGACAACTGTTAAAGCATCTGCAATTAAAAGCATCAACGGTTCAATGTGTGCCTTATATAGAGACTCATCAATTTGAAGTGCGTTTGAGTACTTAACATTTGCTAAACCTGTAACAATATCTTTTGGAACATCTAAGCCTTGCAAAATTCTTTCTAAGACACGGTCTGCACGTTGTGCAAGCGCTGGGTCGAATGAACGCTCAAACTTAAATTGTTTAATCTTGTCGCCAAGTTCTGCTGGACCACGAATGATTAGAGGAACAACTGCTGATGCGGACTCTTCATCACGAATCGGAGTTGTCATAGCGTCCATTAATTGCTCTTCAAACTCATCCTCTGCTTCTTCAACAGTGAAACCTGGATTTAATTCATCATCAGAGTCATATGGAAAATCACCATCGCCTTGTGCGGCAACTGACAAACCATCTGGTAAATAAAGAGCACCTGCGTTTAAGCGAGAACGTGCTGTTGCACGAAATGTTCTGTTAAGGAGGAGTAGTTCAGCACAAAGATCTAACAAACCGCGAAGTGAGGAATCTGCTTCATCTGAGTAGCGTGGATGTGAGCGCCAAATTCTTCCAATAAAAGCATTTTTACCTAATCTAATAGATGTATTTTGATTAGCAGCACTGTTTCCTTGGCTTACTGCTTGCTCTCTTCTACCAATAACATTAAAACCACCGCGAGCATCTGCCATAACTTCATCTACAGAGCGAATATCCCAAGAATCTGGAATACCTTGACTTGGTTTACCAGGAATATTAATTAGGTAACACTCGCCAGACACGACTAAGTTAAGTGCTGCATCTCTTAACAAACCTGACTGACCACCGTATGCAGAATCTAAACGAGCAACTGCTCTTTCTGCAGCAGCGGCAAGTCTTTGATCTGTTACATCTGAATTTGAAACTGGAGTAGGTGATTCTGCAGGATTATCTACACTTGCAGCAAAAATTCTAATTCTTGAAACTACAGAAGCAACTAAATTAAAAGCGTACTTAATTTCACCGATTGCGTCGTAGTATTCCCATGCTTCTGCTTGCCAACCAGATGAACCAGCAGCACGGCGAGAGCGAAATTGTTCAAACTCTCCCTTATCGTTAATTTTTATTTGAGCAGCCGCCGCAGTTAAAGAGCGAGGGGAAGAATAGTTAACAGGGATAGCTGGTTGCAAGAACAGAGACGAAGGACCTGTAATTTGAGGTTTAGAAGCGCCCGTAATTACTGATGGCTTTTCTTCTCGTCTAAAGACGCCCACTACTTCTCCTTGCTGTCTCTGTTGCGGAACATGAATTATTTATCTTCATGTGCGGTCAACAAACCTGCTATTGCTGAAAGGGATAAAACCAAGACAACAATATCGGTCGGTATAGGAATAATGATACGCGATATTTGGATAAGTGAGGCTACCCAAATGGACATACACCACTCGCATGTCAAAAGATATCCGAGTTTACTCGTCTCAGGGGGTCTTTTCTTCCAAAACCAATTCCTAAAACCAGCAAGTAACTCGTCTCTTGTTATTAATCTCGTAAGCCTATAAGTAGCAAGACCTAAAAGCGTGAGTTCTACAAAAGTCATTGAAACGGATCAGCCTCCGATGTCAATATACCTTTGTGAGGCGCCCAACTCCTTAAACGACTCCCACAACCACAATTATTATCTTTTCTAAAGGCTAAAGTTTTTCCAGAAATGGTTTGGACTTTAGTAATGTGATTGTCTTGAATCATCTTTGCCAACTCTTCTCTAAAAATTAACTTAGGCCCCATGGGAGAGTCGATTGCAATCATCAAAACATTATTTATAACCACTACCCTCGTTCTGTCTATTCTCTTTGCGCCCTCTGGTATTGCCCCATCTGAAGAAAGTGCTTCTAAATTAGAAACTGCCCCTGAAGGTGCTGCAACAACTATGGCTGGAAATATATCTATCGTTTTCTGCAACTAAATTTCCTTATAAATAGAGGGAACATAGAAACTGTCCCAACCTAAAAACTCTATGGCAAGCGGTAAGGGAACTAAAACAGGTTTATTCTTAGTTGCAAATTCATTACTGTTTTTAACTAGCAACCATTTATCCACATCTTGTTTGGATTGAGCAATCGGACATTTAACCCATGCTGGATGACCGCTTAACTTTCTTGTAGGGAAAGCTATAGGAAATGGAGACTTATCTGAAACCATAGTCTCAAGTGATCTAGTCTGTGGACTGTCCTCATGACGAGAGTTGACCCACACCACTACAGATAAATCTTTTTCGTCGTATATACCTGAATCTGTTTTATAAGTCTTAGACATTTAAATTATTCCCCTTTTACTTAGACGTTTTGCCATAGCTCTGTATGTAACTTCTGCGGCGTCAGCAATAGCCGCGGTAGGTACTCCACGATCTCTTAAACTTACTGCTAGTTCTGTTAACTCTCTGTTAGCAATTGCAAAAGGACTGTTGTATGGAGTTTTGGCACGATAGCGTTTTGATAGCATTGACAGTTCTTTTAATTTTATTCTGGCATCAGGAGGAACTCCTGGAGAGATACTTTTAACTTTTGCCGAAGTACTTAAAGGAGTTAAAGAAGAAAGACTTTTGGGAGGAGGATTAGGGACTACCCTTCTTTGCTCTCCAGCCTCAATATGCATAATCCAAAAATGAACTGTAGTTTTTCCGCGATTTGGTTTAAGCGCAAAACCTAGAGTTGAAAGCGACCAACCTGCTTCCCAGAGTGCACGAAGTCTTTTATTGCGCAACTCATCGGAAAGGCTATTTAAAAATAGACTCTCATCTGCTGGAAGTGATGGTTGACGTTTCATCACTCTATAGTACTAGTATTTAAACAAGCGTTTAGTGAATTAAACTTGATAAATAGTGTCTTTATGGTGGAGAACTTTTATATTTGGATCCGCCCAAATTTTGTATCCAGCATCAATCGCTCTCTTACACCACGAATAATCTTCTCCGACATTAGTTTCAAATGGAAGATGAGGCCATTGAATTCTTTCTATGAGAAACCAAGGTCTTTTAATACTCTCAAAAACACCACTCTTCATCGCAACAAAACCAAAACCAACACCTATTACTTCAAATGGATCCTCCCAAAGGAGGAACTCGACTTTGTTTACTTGTCTTAGAAGACCTGCATCGTCTGGGAGTGCTAGTGCAACTATCCCACTTGGACCAGTTTGATAAATGCCCGAAATGATGTCTTTATCTGAATCAAGAAGTTTTTTAAAAGTATCTACTTCCCAACTAATATCTGAATCTATCCAAACAATTTTGTCGTAAGTAAATTCCCCAGAACCTATCTCGTTTGTGTCGTAGTTAGGGGTGTAGCTATTTGTAGCAGTTAGTTCTCTAGCGCTAGGGACGAAGGAAGAATACCTACTTAAGAATTTATAAGTTAAACCCTGAGCGCTAAGCCAAGCACAAGTATTAACCACACTCTCTACATACTCTGGAACAAAGTTTCTCCCAGGGGTTGCTATCAATACATTAAAATGTGGTTTCTTCTCCATGCAAAAACTATAGCAGATAAGGGTTAAACTTTTGTACGAAAGATAAAAAATATGAACCTTTCCATTTTTTGCTTTTGGCCTGTGAGAAGGAAGCGGTTTATTTTTCAGCTTTTCTAAAATCGTTTCCTAATTTTTCGGCAAATCCGTACCTAGCAGCAAGTTTTTTATAGAGCTGGCTTAAATATTATTTTTAATTTATTTTATTTTTTATCTACTCTGCCTCTACTCTCTGACTTAGAAATAATTCTTAGTTTGCTTGTGCAACTCTTATAAATGCTTACTAGGTGTTTTATAGGCTTTTGAGAGTTTTGGGCGTTTTTAGGTGTTTTACTAGGAAAACACTTAGACACACTTGAAACTTAAATACTTGACTAGTTAGTCATAGTTAGTTATATTTGTAATAGAGGCTGTTAGGGTCTTTAGAAAAGGTAGGTAGGTAGATGTTTGGAGTTTCAATCACTGCTGGAGGAGTTACATACAACTTTGCTTTAGATAGTGAAAAAGATGTACGTAATCTTGTACAAAATAGTCATAGGGTTACTAATGTTGAAATCTGGTCTGGGAAAGAAAAACTTTCAGATTCTCAGGTTATTGACATGATTAACCAAGAAGAACCAGAACTTATTAACTCTTAGTATCCGTAAGCCTAGCCCCTAGCGACACGCTGGGGGATTAGTTACTTGACTATACCCGTATATGTTCTATAATAGTATTACAAGATAGAGAGAGGGACACAATGAAGCAAAAGACATACGCACTCACCAAAAGAGGAGAGTCGGCAGTTATGTTTGCTCAGGCATTACTACTGGTCGGTATTGGGTTTGCCGTATTAAACATATTCGCTAGAGTTGTTGTTTGGTTAGGCGATTTCCTAAACATCATATAACCTAGAAAAACAGAAGCCCCCTAATTCTTGGCTAGGGGGCTTTTGCTTTTGTGGGTATTAGTTAGGTTGTTGGGTCATTATTAACGGCAGAGAAAACGGCGTTCATCTCATCTTCTGATAAGTCACCATCTGCCAAATATGCACGAGATAGTTTTTCAACAACTACCGCAACACCACTAATTCCAGCCATCATGACTGCTTTCCATAATTCAACTCCAGCAATCGTACCCGCACCAACAACGCCAAGAGCTGACGCTAGAAATGTTGCGAATATTCTTCCTAGAATTTTTTTCATTTTTTTAACTGACAAGAGGTCCGTCCTTCCAAGGGTATACCTCAAGTACTAACCAAATAGCACTTATGTAGTAAAACAATTTTACTAAAGAAGCCGCAGTGTTAGTTTGCTGCTTGTATTTTTTAGGGGAGGTGAGCTGCTTGTTCTGTTAGGCAGCTCTACGGCAAGTTGTTAGTTTTGGTTAGGGAATTTGGCTGACCATTTATAGAAACTACTTCTGTCAGGCTTCCCACTTCTGTCATATGCATTAGGACCAATGTTCCAAGGTCCCCAATCCGTACCACCTTTACTCATCTGAAAGGCAACGCGGGCATTTATTGTTGGGTCATATAAGTCTGAGTTTGACTTAAGTCCGTACTTCTCTAATCTGTAGGGACCTAAATCTCCAATCATGTTTATCTGAAATAAACCAAAAGATAGATCTCCAGACTTAGGATTGTTGTTTAGTGCGTTTGGATTACCAGTTGACTCTTTCATGACAACAGCCCAAGCAGTCCGTAAACTTTCTCCCTTAAAACCAGCAGAGCGAAGAAGACTTATTAAATAATCATCTTCTATAAAGTGCTCTGGTTTCTTGGTCATGCCCGTATCAAGGGCTAGTTTTGCTCTTTCTTGTTCTACCTTAATTCTGAACGCTTCTTGAGCCATCCTGATAGATGTTTCGCGTTGTGTAGCGTAGGCACTTTCTATGTATGTCGTGTATGTCATTAAGAATATGGATGTAAACAGCACACTTATTGCTTGTTTTTGTTTTCGGGTAACACTATTCCTAGTTTTATTCAAACTTTTTTCCTTTGTTAGGGGATAGGGGATATAGCCAAATAACTCGGCTAAGTGTCTCTGTTTCTTCATATGTCGCTCTATCTAGTATACCAAGTATATCAGTATCTACATATAAAAGTAAGTCTATGCGTGTCGCCAGAGCACACATAGACCTACCCGTATGCAGAGAGAGGTAGGAAAGGTCTATCTCTCTCTTACAGACAAAGTTGCAGCAGTTAGCGAGGCAAAGCCAAACGCTACAACCCACTCAACTGAATTTTGATATGCAGAAATAAAACTTGCTACAGCAAACAATGTTGCAGCAACCGAACTCCAAATAATGTTACTTTTCATGAACTTAGATATACCTACCTTTCTTATCTCTACTCATAGCCCCTGCTCTATCTGACCTACTACTTGTTCTACCTAGGAGTCTTGTAGATGCATCTCTAAAAGTTACCCCAGACATTAGTATTGCTTTGCGAGCCGTGCGATATGCAACGCCTAACTCGCAAGCAACATCTTCTACAGATAGCCCAGATAAATACAGATCTGCTGCCTTCTGTGAAATTCTTTTGCTTTTCAAGCTTCCCCTAAAAAATCTGAGCTGCTGTAAGCTGATCAGCTGGATCAGTTGTTTTTTCCGTAACTCCTGAGTAGACAGTCTTTACAACTTCAGCCCAAATTTTTGGTGTGTGCGTGTATGGCTGATAACCACCAGCACCACCAATAAGAACTCTGCCATTTGAATACTTGTTTGCAATTTTTGCGATTTGTTTTGCCGCATATGCATAACCTGGGTAATCAAACTGCAAACCACTTAGTGGGTCAGTTTTGTGTGCGTCTGCACCTGTTGCAAGTAGCACGACATCTGGTTGATACTTGTCTGCAAGTTCAACGATTTCATCTATTGCTTTTGCAAACATTCCATCCCCTGCACCATTTGGTAGCGCCCAGTTATAAGCATGGTTTTCTATGTCATGTTCATTACCTGAGAATGGATAGATATCCCTTTGATGTATTGAGCATGTTGGAATATCGGTATCCAACAATAACTTTTCAACACCATCACCATGATGTGCATCCCAATCGATGTACATAGGTTTTAGATTAAATCTATGAAACTCTTTTGCTGCGAAAGCCATATCGTTAAATACACAGAAACCACTTGAATGGTTGTAGTGAGCATGATGCTTCGCACCTTGAGGATTGAAAGCAACTCTTGCTTCTCCAACTATCATTAACTCAGTCAGCCGTGCAGTTCCTGCGAACATTTGCAAAGCCGTAGTTCCTAATTCTTTATTCTTACCTGACCACTCAGATGAAAAGCCTTGTTCTACTACATCATCTACATAATTTTTGTCATGTATTTTGTAGAGGTCTTCTTTGTCATAGTCCTTAACTGATGGTTCAATTTGTTCTATGCGGCCTGATTCTAGAGCTTCCCCTAAAAAATTTACAGCAAGAAGAGCTCTGTCTGGGTTAGTTGGGTGACCTTCACCTAACTGCCAATTCAGATACTCATTGCCGTATGCAATAAATAGTTTGTCATTCGTTTTCAATTAAATCTTTTCCTCTCCAGTTTGCTTCGTTTATCGATAGCAACCATTTTTTGAAATCTTCGTTACACATCACCCATTGACTTCTTGCATCCGTAATGGTGCTTAGCGCATGCTCAGCCGTGTAACCTTGTCTTACTAAAACTAATGCGTTCACCAAGCCAGAGCGATTAAGCCCAGCCAAGCAACGAACTAAAACTCGTTTTCCTTGTTTAAGTTCTTCGTCTACATATTTTGCTAGAAAGAATAAATCTTTAGCAAATACGTCTTTACCTACTTCACCATCGTGAAATGGGTAGCGTAGTTCCTTTACCCCCCAGTCGGCAGGGTTTGACCAAGCATGAAGGGTAACGACCGTGTCGAATTCCTCTGTTGTGATGCGAGGTTCATAATTCGCATCTAAAACTTTCATTCCGATTATGTCGTCGTCGTCAGTTCCCCCTTGCCATAGGTTAGGGGCTACTTCTGTCCATATGTCTTTTGGGAGGAAATCGTCGTAGTTTGCGTCATCGTATGTTGTTAATGTCATTATATCCTCTCATTAAAAAAGTATAGCATGAACGCTCCGAGCATCCAAATCGGGCGTCTGAGTTGACTTGCAGGCTTTGCTAGTGTTATAATAGATTTATGACAAACAAATGTTCTCACCCTTGTATTACCTGCAGAACATCTTACTATTGGAATCAAAGTAAAACTCTCAACGAGGGAGAATACCTTGGAGAACTTAAATTCACAACAGAGGGTGTTGATGAGAGATTTAATTTTAAAAGATATGTTGTAACAATTAAAAAATCAAACACCGTATTAGTCTATGAAATTTTTAAGAATAGAAAACAAGCAAGAATTTTCTTAGAAGCAGAATTTGAAAAACTAACTACAAAAGAGACAACAAGATGAGTATTAATACAGATAACAGTTTAGAAATGCTCAAGCAATACTCCAATGTAGAACTATGCCCAGAGTTACAGAAATTTGTTGTTGACACTGAAATCGGTAAGTACATAAAGCACCCTTTAGTATTCTCACCTCTAGTTTTACCAGGACTTGCGAACCAAATGCTAGAACAAAAAAACAAGCAACTACGAGAAGCTTTAGATACCAAAAATTTCAGTCGATACGTTTTTCTACACGAAAGACCGTACAGACTCTCGGCATTCAAAGACATCAAACATCAACTAACTGATGAGAACTACTGGAAACTTCTGTCAAGCATATGGACTGACACTGAAAACTCACACCAAGACCTAGGCACTTGGAAGAACCTTTTCAAATCTAAGAAAAATCAAAGGCACAATTTGATGACCGAAGAAGAACTAACAACTATGGAATCTTTAGATGACACGGTAACTATTTTTAGGGGTTGTGTGAAGAACCTTAACGAAGACGGTTTGTCTTGGACTCTTGATAGAGAACGTGCAGAGTGGTTTGCTAATAGGTTCGACCAAAAAGGAATTGTCATTGAAAAAGCGATAGGCAAGGAAGAAATTGTTGCTTACTTCAGTGGCAGAGGGGAACAAGAAATTATAGTTATTTAACTTCGTGTTTCTGAATAACGGTATTTATTGGTTCCCCAGTTCCTGGGTCGAGTTGTGCAGCAATTTGAACAGAGTTTTTAACTACAGTCCGTGCAATAGTTAAAGTTCTTTTCTTAGTACTTAACTCTGAAAAAATAGCGCCAAGTGCATAACTAGCACCTGAACCTAAAGCATAGATACCTCTAGAGTCTCTAGCCCACTCGTAGTTAGAACCAAGTTCGTAGATAGTTCCATTAACTACAACCATTATGTAAGAGTCTTGCTCTCCCTCTTTACCGTAACCATTTTCTTCAAAACAACTTTTTAGTTCAGGTATAAATTTGCTAGTAATAAATTTGTCTAGTTTCTCACCAACTTCATTGTTAGTTGGGATTGGTGGTTTGAAAGAGTGAGCCATCAAATTTATAGCTCGCATGTCTCCAGCTGCCCCTAAAAAATATGGACCATTCTTAACCAGCTTGGGATTATCTTTTGGAAGAAGGTAAAGTCTGTTTTCTTCTGTAACTCTTGAGTCATAACCTATTACAGCCCAACCCTCTCCTTGAATTGCTGCAAGTGTTGTCATTCGAATGGATTCCAAATATCTTCTCGTAGGACTTCAAATCTTTCTGAATTATGTGAGTTAGTTTTAGAAATGTCTTCGTTTTCTATTAACTTATCTAACGACAAGACAGCCGTACAACCACTATCCTCAAACATGATTACTAATTTTGTATCGCCATCAAGTAGGTCGTCAACGATAGCCGTATAGAACGGAACTTCGTGCCCATTAGGGTGATAATGGCGCTCAACAATCTTCAGATTCATACCAAAATTTTATCCCCTAATCCAGAGGTTTATCGGTAGCAACACCAGTATCACTTTGAGAGAGGGTAAGTGACACTGGCGCAGGGGGTATTAGGGTGGGTTACCCCCTGTTCCTATGGGCGGAATAATTAAACTCGACGCTTAACCATAGTAGTAAAAGTGTAATATAAACAAGAAACCTTGATTCTCAAAAAGTGACCGTATGCCGCAACCCAGCTGATCCATCCCCCCAAAAAATATGTGAAGGCAGCCAGGTTAAAAACAAAAATACCCTTAGATGTTTTCCATCTAAAGGTATTTATGTCTAGTATTTAAGAAACTAAAGTTAGATAGTTTCTAAAATTTTTCTTTGTTTCCAACCATCACCATAAGTTTTTACTCTAAAAGCCATTTCCATAGAAATTGCTAATGATTCAGTAATGTCGGTGTAATCCCTTTCAGGGTTTTCCCCCTTTGGAATGTAAGGAGTGTCGGATTCTTCTGTGTAATCTCCGTACACAACAACTCTGTCTCCAGCCCAATGACCTGACATTGGAGTTGCTAGTAAGTCACCACCACCTCTTTGTGGAGACGTCATAACCAACAAATAGAGAGCATCTGATAAAGAACCCTGCACATTTAAGTGCTCAAGTTGCTTTGCACCCAAACCCAATCCATGTGGATTAACTATTTCTTTCTTGTCTATATTTACTAACGAGTGATATTGTCCCACTTTGTCCTACCTTTCTAAATCTATTATAGAAACTAATAACTAAAAAGTCAAATTTTAAAAAGTTAGTTCTCGGGAACTAATAACTTTTGCGTGAGCTAGCTGCCAGCTGGAGCTGCCTTCTCCACTTCCCCTAAAAAATATTTCGTCTTCGGCCGCAAAAAAATAAACCCGAGCGATTGCTCGGGCTTATCTTTGTCGGCGTCTTTACTTTTTAATTCAAACCATGACGCTCTCGGTAGTCTCTAGATTCATCTACAAATCTTTTAACTGAATCGTTTAAGTCAACTATCTGACTTGGTGAGAGTAATGCGCTCATTACTCCAGTTAGGTGGGCATACATACTGCCCGTGTTGCCGTAATGTGCTTCAAGCAACTCTTTGCACTCATCTAGCAAGTCCCATTTAACTTGGCTAGTTACCTCTTTTAATGTTTCCATACTTCTATAATAAACCATACCCCTGACAAAAGCAAACACGCCCCCAAACTTTCGAGGGCGTGTCTGACTAAGTTTATTTACTTAGTTACTAACTTAATGTAAGGGTTAGCATAACTTACTGCTTCCCAAACTTCAGAGAAATTAGTTTTTAGTTTTTCTCTGTCAATGTCGGTGCGTGGTACTTCTTGTAGAAACACACGAGGGACACCATTGATAATTCCCTCTTTGGCTTCGCCCATTAAGTCAAAAATAACTTTTTTAACTTCTTTTTCTTGGGCTTCTAGTGCTCTTAGAGTACGGCGCACTTCATTTAATTGATTGATGTGGTTCACTATGTCGGTAGATGTTAAATCTACTGCCTTAGATGTGCTGACCACTTCGGTAGTAACTACGCGATTGATGATTGTAGTTGTCATGGTTTTGTCTTTGCCTCTTTTTCTTTTTAGTTAGGTAGCGCCTTGCTACTAACTTCTTACTTCTATAATAGATGAAACCCCTGACAAAAGCAAGTCGATTTCTTCCATTTCTTTTCTTATTTTTGCAGCCATAAAGATACGCCCAGCGTCGGTATGTTCTTGAGCAATTCTCTTTAGTCTGCTTCGCCTTGCTTGTAGTTGTTCTCTATTCATACTTCTATAATAGATTAAACCTCTGACAATTTCGGGGATTTGTGTTTTCGGCGTGTCGGGCTTGACCAGGAAATTAGCAGCCAGAAGATTTTAATATTTTTTAGGGGAGAGCTGCTTCGCAGCGGCGGCAGGCGGCAGAACTAATAACTTTTTCTTGCGAGCCGCGCAGCACCTCCACCGCCACCACCACCAACACCACTTCCACCTCGAACTTCCATCTGTCCCCCTAAAAAATATACGAAGGTAGCAGCAAAAATTTTTGCATAGGGCAAAAAAAAATAGCCGCGCTTTCGCGAGGCTACTTTTCTTTATTTCTTTTACCAAGCAGGTGGAACAAATCCACTCGGTGGCTCTGGGGTTTCGTCGTAAATAATTACTTGACCATCGTGGTTTTCTAGTGTTGAAACGCTGTAGTCCATTTCAATCCCTCGATTACGTTCGTAACTATCTGGCAAATCCGAGATGTTAAGTTCATCATCAATAACTTTGTTGATGAGTGACTTTGCTTGCTCGTCATCTGCTGCCTCGAACCAAACTTGGTTCATTGAAACTTCATTAAATCTAAATGAATATAACATGTGTTAGTTGTTTCCCTCTTTCTCTAAGTTGTAGCGCCTTGCTATCAACCTGTTAAATCTATTATAGCAACACCGACTGACAATTTTCTATGCTTCGCAATCGTGTCCGTACATACATTCTTCGCTGTCAAAGAATGTTGAATCACATTCGTTGCATTGCCAAAATATCTTGCCTTTTTCAACCATCATTAGTAATGACATGTTCCACCTTGCCTCTCTAACTCTATAATAACACACCGCAGCGACAATTTTCAATAAAAAACCCCCCGTATGTTTACAGGGGGTAATTATTTTTAAATCCAGTTAGTTAGATTGTGAGTTCTACAGAATCTGGCACAACGTGCTCTAGTGCTCTAACTATTGCGTGTTGGAGGGTGTCTTCTCCTCGTTCAACTAAAAGTTCTCCCGTTACAGCGTCGTACACATCAACTTTGTACCAGCCATCAAACTCGTGTATTTCTATTGTTAGCGAATGCATTTATTTCCTCTTTTCTTAAAACAAATAATACCAAAA